GGTGCGGCCTGTCCGCAGTTATCGGCGGGGTCATCGGCGCAGTCCGCGGGCGGCTCTGGTACGGCGTCTTCTGGAGCCTGCTCTCCGGCCCCCTGGGGTGGCTGCTTGCCGCCTGCGCTCAGGACCCACGGCCCCGGTGCCCATGGTGCCAGATGGTCATCCCGGACGGCGCGAAGGTGTGCGGCCACTGCGCCCGCCAGCTGCCTCAAGCCTGACCAGGTTTGCACGGTCAGGCCGGCAGGTATCCCAGCTGCCGCAGGATATCGTAGATCATCGGGCCGAATCGTGCGGCGAGCGCCGCCGCGATCTCATCCGAGATGCCGCTGAAGTTCACCTGCACCACACGCTGCCGCCCCTGCAGCTCCGACAGCGACAGCGGCCGGGCCAGCCGCGAGCCGCCGCCGATGATCTCCAGCGCCGTCTCGGACCAGCTTTTCGTGTTCTTCTCGATGTCTTCAAGCAGCGCGTTCGCCCGCCGCTCCAGGTCGTTTGCCTGCTCCTGCATCCGGAGGGCGGTCGCGCTCCCCTTCTCGATGGTGAGCAAGTCCTGCGCGGCCGCGCGCAGCTCCGCGGCAGCCTCGCGCAGCTCCTGCGCCGTCTCCTGCGCCGCTTCCTCCGGCGTCATGTGCGCGCGTCGTAAGGCCTCGGCGCGGGCGCGCGCCGCACGCCCCCGCTCCTGGATCCGCTCGGCCCGCTCCATCCGTTCGGCCCGCGCCTCCAGCTCCTCCGCACGACGCCGGAGGCTCTCGAAGTATTCCGGGGTGTTCACGCCGGGGATGAACGGGTTGTAGACCGGGTTCTTGAGATACTCCCGGATCCGCGCGGCCTCCTCGCGCAGGGACTCGACTGCCGTTTGCTTCGCCCTGCGTTCGGCCTCCTCTTCGATCTTCCGCGTCAGGGCATCCACCGCCTGCGCCACAGTCTGCGCCGCCGCCACGAGGATCACGCCTATCGTCCCAATAGCAGCCAGGCTGGTGGCCAGCCGCCCCAGGGTGCCGCCCAGCCGGCCCAGGCCGGCGCCCGCCGGGCCACCCACGCCGGCGCCCGTCGGGACAGCCATCGTGGCGCCGCCCATCTGCATGGCCGCCATGGCCATGTTGAGCTGCGAGAGCTGCCTCATCGCCCGCTCGCCCTCACGTGTCATATCGCTCATGCCGGCCGTCAGGGCGTTCAGCACCGGCAGCAGCCCGTACTGGGCGGCCCGCACCAGCCGGGTCTGCGCCCGGTATAACCGGATCTCCGCCGCCTCGCGCTGCCGGGCCAGGCGGATATCCCGCTCCCGGCGCCTCCGCTCCTCCTCCCGGACGATCTCCCAGGCCTGATCGATCGGGATGCCTTCGCGGCGCGACGGGCGGTCAACACTCCTGCGCAGCCGCTCGAGATAGGCATCCGCGCGCCGGCGGTACTCCTCCTCCGTCTCCACGGCGCGCCGCCGGGGCCGCGTCGCGCGCTCCATGTCACGCTCCAGCCGCCCCAGCTCCGCGCGCGCCTGCGAGGCGTCCATGCGCGCGCGCATGCTGATCTCTATGGTGCGGTTACCTTGCGGCGGCATCCGCGGCGATCTCCTCCAGTTGCAGCTCGTAGGCGGCGAGAAGCTCGAGCATCGCCCATTTCGGCAGCGGCGCAAATGCCGGATGCGTCCCGAGCCACCGCCCGCTCATCTCAACCAGGCGCCGGTCGAGCGGCACGGCCCACCATTGCCGGCCGTCTCTGGTCACGGCCCGCCGGCGCCATCCGCTTTTAGGCGGTCGAGCTCCTCAACATCCAGACCGTCCAGCCGGCAGATCGCGTCTACGACGGAAAACCAGAGGCTGGCGTCCTTTTCCGCCAGCTCCACCCAGCGCGCGAACTCCATCTTCGGCTCGGACACCCGGTGCTCCATCACGGTGCTCCAGAAGACCAGGGTCCGGTCCGGGCGCACCGTCCTGCCGCCGGGCAGCTCAAGGTCGTTCGCCGCGAAATAGCGCGTCCGCGCGTCCGCCTCCGTCGAAATGGGTGCGCGTACGCTGTAGCTTGTGGCCGGACGGATCCGGACGGAGTACTCCCGCCCCTGCCCACGGATCACGGCCTCGACCGGCTCATCCGCATACTCAAGCGCATCCAGCGCTTCGGGTGTCAGGCGGTCAGCCATCAGGTCGCCCCCCAGGTCACAGCGCCCTGAATCTGCGCCTCAAGCGTCAGGGTCGGCTGATCGGTCGCGTTATAGGACCACCGTGTGACGAGGCATTTGCCGCTCATTGTCTTCCCGCCCGTCTTCCCGGTCGGTTTGAAGGTAAAGTTGAACTCCCCGGCCTCCGCCACCAGGTTGAGCGCGTCCAGTGTCGCGACCTCCGGCAGGCATGTGGCCGTGATGGTGCCGTACTTGCGGACGCCGAGCGGCCACTCGGCGGCGTCGTTGATGGCGGTGTTGTCCACGGTGCGCATGCCGATCTCGACGGTGGCCTCCCGAACCACGGCGGCCAGCTGGTGGGTCCCGATGGTGAGAATCGCGAGCTCGCCTACGATCCTGTCTTTCGCTGCCATGTCAGCTCCTCGTAATGATCTGCGTGATCGTTATCTCGAAGCGCGCCAGATGCGCCGTCAGCATGTCGTCGCCGCGGCGCACCAGCACAAAACCCGTCTCGCCCCCGTCCACGCTCAGCAGGCTTGCCTCCCAGACCGCGCCGTCCAGGTTCGCCTCATCGCGGAACTTCGCAAGGACCGCGTCCACAAGCGCCTCGAATCGCGGCTCACTCTCGCGCCCGGGATCGATGGACCAGGGCATTTTCAGCTCCAGCACGTACCGGCTGGTCTGGATGGCCTCCGGGCCCTGAAAGTCGTTGATGGCCCGGTCCGGCCAGGCCTCGGATACGCTTGCGCGCCGGATGTTCCACCAGGGGCGCCCGGCGGCCCGCCGCGCATTCATCCAGGCGGGGGTCCGCCCCCACACATCCATCCAGTCGCCCGCGCCCGGGATTGACAGGACCATATCGCGGATCAGCGCCCGGATCTGGCTGTCACTCTTGAACGTGGGGTCACCGAAAGGCATCTCAGGCGCCTCCGGAGATCAGGCGCGCCAGCCGGTCCGCCGCCTCACGGAAAGCGCGCTCGATGAGGGGCTGGGCCAGCGAGAGGCTGCGCTGCGCGAACTCCTGCGCCCTTGTGCCCCGGCGGGCGATCGCGAACTGGATCCGGCGCGCCACCCCGTACGACTCCCCAGGCGGCACATGCAGCTTGCGCTCCACCCAGTGAATGAGCGGGCCGACCGGCGGCCAGTGCGGCCGGCTCCCGTACTCGACCACCGGGGCATAGCCGGCCTGCCACCAGACATAACCGCTCACGTCCACCGGCTCCTGCGACTGCACGCTCACCTGCGCGCCGATTGTGTCGCGCAGGAAAGCCGTCGCGCCGACCGGGGTTTGCTCAAAGGCGACGGTCCGCAGCTGCTCGGTCGCCTTCGCCATGGCCTGCTCCACGATCCGCGCCGCCTGCGGTCCCATTCCGGCGCGAAGGCGCGCAAGAAAACCATTCAGTTGGGAGAGCGAGCCTGATTCAGCCTCCATATGAAGCGCGTACGGCGCGCCGATGTCCTGCCAGATCCTCACAGCTGCGGCCACCCCCAGTCCGTATGGCGCGCCGCGGGGGAATGGGTGGCGTTGCCCTGCGCGTCCGCCCCTGCCCCCGCAATCGCAAGACCCCGCCTGCGCAGGTGGGCGGAGAGTTCGCGCCAGACGTCGGCCTTCTCGCGGTAGTTCACGCTGTCGGCCGGGATGGCGGGCGCGTTGCTACGTCCGAAGCGCGCCGCCACGGCCTGCGCCACAAGCGATGCCGCCAGATGCGCCGCAGCCTCGGCAAGGCTGTCCGGGATCGAGGCCTGGGTCCAGGGCAGGGTGAAGGTCAACACGGCGCGATCCCCGGGCCCGTAGGCCCTGCCGAGGATCCGCCACCCGTCCGGCCCGGTGAGCAGGCTCGAGGCGGAAAGCAGCCGCGGCCTGCGGCTGCCCGGAGGAAACTCGACGCTTAGGATGCTGCTAATCCCTGAATCCCAGCCGGGCGGATAGGGCTGGTCCGGCCCCGCCTCCAGCTCCAGCTCTGCCCGGGCCACGCGCGGCCGCAGGCGTGAGAGCTCCAGGAGCGCCCCGGCCACGCTCGCCGCGTACACCTCGGCGCTTGCCAGACGCTCCGCCTCCTCGCCTGCCTCGTCCGAGAGGATCTGACGCGCCCTGAGAGCGATGTCCATGTCAGCCCCGCCGCAACCAGATCAGCACTGACCCGTCCCCGTCCAGCTGCACGTACAGCCCGTTTTGCAGCCGCGCGCCCCCGGGTGGGAACGGCTGAAAGAAATGGCCGTCTTGGGATTGCCCGATCTCGCCTTCCCACAATATCTGCCCGGCCGGTCCAGTCCCGTCCCGGAGTCTCAGGTATATCGGCGCGAATAAAGCCACCGGGGTAAATCCAGCCACCACGCAGGGGCCGGTGTGCACCGGCCCGCTGTCGTTGACAAACGTATAGTCCCAGCTTTCATCCAGCCGGCCCTGGGAGTCGGCCCGCAGGGCCGCGGGCGTCCCTCTCGGCGTCTCGGCAAATGTCAGGCTCATGATACTCACTCCATTCCGGGCGGCACCGCCAGCAGGCTGCACCGGCAGTTCACCGACTCCTCCGGCGGCAGCGCCGGATCCACCGGGTGCTGGCAGGGGTGACCGCCCACGTAAAACGGCTCGTTCACCGGCACCGGGGGCTGCAGCCCGGCCTCCACGTGCGTCGGCCGCACGCGGTCGTCCCCGGCCGTGCCCCAGCGCTTTTTCCACACCTCACCCGGCAGCGCCTCCCGCTGATACTGCGCCACCCGCAGCCAGGCCGCGCGGTTGGCCACCCGGTTCGTCTCCGTGCGCACGATCGCCTCGGCCCGGTGGAACCTGGACGCAAAGGTCAGCTTGCGGAAGTCTTCGCTTGCCACCTCGCGCATGGTCTCAAAGAGGCTGCGGCCGGTGATGAAGCCCGCGCGGATGGTGTTCCGGATGCCTGTGCGGACCGGCTCCAGGATATCGCGCTTCACCAGGTCAAGCGTGAAGTCCGCCCACAGGTCCAGGTACAGCTCCCCGGGAAGCTCCCGGCGCATCACCGGGATATCCCGGGCGTAGCGGTCCACGGCGCGGTCCACGCGCTCGAGGCCCGATTGCGCGGCCTCATCCAGCATGGTGCCCGCGGAGGCCTGCAGGCGCTGCTCTACCTGGGCCAGTGCCGCGTCGATCCTTCGCAGCACGCTGTCCAACCGCCCCCGCGTCCACTCGCCCCGCGCGGCCAGAAGCTCCCGCAGCGCAAGCGCCCGGGCCTCGTCCAGCTCGCGGCGCAGCGCCTCCAGGTGGCGCGCGCTCAGGCGCTCCATCTCGCGCTCGGCGCGGGATAGCTCCTTCTCCCACCACGGGCTGCCGCGCACGCCTTCCATCCTCCGGGATATGCAGGCGGGCCGGGTGCTCCCCGGCCCGCCTCACTTCCGCTTCCTGCCGGCGCCCTGCGCCGCGGGCGCGGCCCGGTCCTCCTGGCTTACCGCCCCTTCCGGATCCTGCGCCCGCGGCTGCTCGAGCACCGCCGCGTAAGGCCAGTCATCGTCCTCTGTCTCCCGGATCTCAACCAGGTCCAGCCCGTCGGCCTGGTGCAGCTCGATCCACTGCTCCAGCGCCTGGCGGTTCCCGGCCCGGATTACACGCCGCTCAGACATAGCGGAACCGGACATGGCCGCCCGCGTTCGTCCAGGTGCCGCCGGTGCCCACCCGCTCGGCCTCGATGATCAGCTTATCGCCGGGCTGCATCGTGGTACCCGGGCCGCTGCAGGGGATCAGCAGGCTGTTGTCCTTGTTGATGTTCACCCCCGAGGTGAACTGCACCTGGCCGATCAGGGTATTGCCGGCGCCGTTTGCGCCGCCGTTGCGGATGTTCAGGTTGATGCGGTTCGTGTTATCGCCGGTGACCGCCGCCCCGGCGATCACGGAGACGCTTTCCACCACCACATCCGCCGGCGCCACCCACACGGCCGCCCGGTCACTTGCGCCCGTCGCGTTCAGCGTCCGCACGAAGATGGGGGCCACCTGGCTGCCCGGCACGTAGCCGATATGGCCAACCGTGTTCTTGCTCATGCTTTCCTCCTGTGTTCCATTTCAGTTCTCACCGGCCTGGAAAGGCTGGTGCAGCCCCGTTACACCACACTGCGGTCCCAGGACAGCGGCTCCTCCACGGCGATGCCGTAGATGAAGCGCACCTTGTAGGTCAGCGCGTCCGCCTCAAACTCCTCTTTGGTGAAGATCTCCGGCTGCTGGCGCCCCTGGTAGAAGCCCACCTCGAGCGTCGGCGCTGACGCGGGATCCGCGCACAGATACCAGTCGTTCGGGTCCGTCCAGAAGGGGACCACCAGCACCTGATAGGCGTTGCGGTGCCAGTTCGGCTCCGTTGCGTTGAAGTTCGAGGTCTGGACCAGCACCTGGCTGTTGGTCAGGCGCCACGCCGTCTCCTCCAGGTCCGGCGGCACGATCAGCAGGCGCGGGATGATCGTCCCGGCATCCATCCTCTGGCCGCCGATGGTGTTGCCGAACGTCGCGCGCTTGAGCATGTTCACCCGGCGCGCGCTCAGGGTGGCGCTGGAGAGCGGCGCGCTGCCCTGGTTGCCGCTGCCGTTTGTGGAGCCGTCCCCGCCCCGGAGCGTGCTCGAAGGATGGAAGAGCGTCACGTTGTCCCCCATCGTGGGGTTAGAGGTCAGCACCCCGAACACGTCCCGGTTCAGGGTCTGGCGCGCGGCGCGGCCCATGGCCACAGGGATGCTGCGGATGGCCCGCAGGTCGTCGTTTGCAATCGTCTCCAAAGTGATCGTGAAGAGCCCGCCACGCTTGCCGAGTGTGTAGCTCTCGCTCCCGTCCACGGGGTTCGCGAGCGGGTGATAGGTGCCGTTCTCGGGCACCACGGGCAGCACACCGAAGCCGCCGTATTTCACCAGGTACTGCGGCCGGAAGTCGGTCACGCTGGAGATGGTGCTCGTGATCTGGCGCCACTCCTGATCGGCGTCCGGCCGGCTGAATTCGGCGATGAGCCGCTTATGGAGCCGGTCCGCGAAGACCGCGGCCCAGGTGGTCGTTAAGAGCGCCTCTACGCTGCGCTCGCTGTCGTATCCGCCGCCGTGCGTGTCCCTCAGGATCTCAAGCGGCGGGGTCAGCCAGTCTTTGCCCGTCCAGCGGCAATAGGCCTCGCGGAAGCTGCGGAACGGCGGCACGCCGTCCACGGGCTGCCCGGCCAGCATCCCGTCGATCGCCGCGATCATGCGGTCGCGGGCATCCTGGGTCACCCGCGCACCCAGGCCGGTCACGCGCGCGCTCTGTGCGGCCTCGTCCAGGGCCTCCTTCACGCCCCGGATGCGCCGGTCCAGCTCGCCGGGCTCGAAGACGCGCCCGGCGAACTCGCTGCGCACCAGCTCAGCCGCCTTCGCCGGCAACCGCGCCTCGGCCAGCCGGGCCTCCAGCAGCACGCCGCAGCGCTCGCGCCTCGCCTCCTCCAGCAGCTGGCGCACCTCATCCGCGCCGTCAGTTTCAGCGGAGCGCCCCTCGCCGCCGCTGTCCTCAGACCCGCCGGACGCATCGCTATCCTGCGCCGATGAGTCCAGCTCCCGCGCCAGCGCTTCCAGCGCCTCCGCAAGCGCAGGATGCCTGGACGCCAGCTCCTCTGCCGTCAGGTCCTCTGCATTTTCTACAGTCGCCTCGACCAGCCTCCACAGGGCCGGCCGGGCTTTGATGTCCTCAAGTGTCAAGTTCATCTTTACCTCCCGGTATGAGGTCCACCACGGATCCACCGCGGCGGACTCGAAGAGCCGGCCGCCAGCGGCCGGCTGCACCACGATATCCACGCTGTTTCCGGGGTCGGCGATAAGCGCCTCCACTTCCCGGATCAGCTGCCCGTTCTCGCGGACCACGCGGGGTTTGGCAGCCAGATCGATGGACACGCCGATCAGCTCGCCCGCCTCGCGCGCCGAGCGCAGCACGGGCAGGTAGTGCTCGAACACGTGCAGGTCTCCCCGCACCGCGCCGTCCGCGTACCGGACATTGCGCCATGTGCCGGCCAGGTTGCGCGGGTCGCTTCGCCCGGTGAGATCCCCCGAGCGGTAGTGCCCGCTTCTGGCCGGCAGGCCCTCCATGATGTGGCAGTCGCGCGCCAGCACCTCCTCGCGGTAGCGGTTCCGGTTCCGGCTCAAGCCCGCGCGGATCAGCACCGCGCCGGGCACGATGCGCTGCTCCTCGTCGAATGCGGCGGCCTCGATCGCCGCCGCCTCCCGGATCGTCACAATCTCCGTCACTGCTCTTCCTCCATCGCCGGGAGCTCAGGCGGCCGCCATGCCGCATAGACGGCCGCCTGGTCCCGCCTGCGCTCCCCGGCGATCAAATCGTCCAGATTGTCCGGCACCGGCACGCCGGCCGCGTTGTGCACCAGCTGCCGGGCCGTCTCCCGCGACATCAGGTCTCCTGCCATCGCCAGCTGCGCCGCCTGCACCATGCGCAGCGTCGCGTCCGCTGTGCGGGTGTTGTCGCTGCGCGACAGATCGGGCGCGGCGATGTCCACGGCCTCGATCTCATCCGGCGCCGCCCGCACCATGCCTGCCGCGGCCAGCAGATACCCCTGGACCTGCAGCAGCGGCCGGACCACTCCGTCGAACCACTGCGTCTGCAGCACCTCCAGGTCCCGGATCACCGGCTCGGAGGCGCTGTCCGCGGTCGTGCGGTTCACATCGTCGGAGGCCCCCACCCAGTGCTCGGGGAAGCCGGCGCCAAGTGCGACGTACTTGAGCACTGCCAGGTAGTCGCTGCGGGCATCGCTTGCGTGCATGGAGGGCACCACGGCCTCCCAGCTCTCGCTTTCGTTGACCACCTGCACGCTGCCCGGGCGCGGCGGGCTCTGGCCGATCTCCATGGCGCGCCGTGCCACGTCCGCCTCGCTGCCGCTGACGCGCACCTGCCAGATGAATGCCTTGGTCAGGCTGTTGAGCATCATGCGGTCGTTCAGAAACTGCTCCGCCCGGTGGATCCAGTAGAACATCGTTTCGAGCACGCTGCGCCCGCGCCCCACCATACCGGCCTGAAGCGGGAAGTACAGCAGCCAGCGCGCCTCCTGGTGCGGCATATCCCCCCGGCGCAGGGCCTCGACGACGGGCGGCGAGTTCAGGATCATCCACTCCCGGTCCCCGTCCGGCCGGGACTCCGTCACGCTGATGGCGATCCGCGCATTCTCCGGGTCGGTCGCGACCGCGCTGATCTGCGTGGGGTGCAGGTATCCGATCCGCATCCGGCCAGTCTGCGGCGCGATGAATGCCGGCAGGAACAGCTCGCCAAGGGCGAGCCACTCCCGGCACAGCCGCACGTAGTCGCGCTCCAGCCCGTTCACCGGATCACGCCAGAATGCGGTCAGCTCCTCGTGCAGCTCCTGGTTGGGACTTGAGAACTGCAGCACGCTGCCGCAGATATGTGCCGCCATGGTCCGGATGATCTTCACCGCCAGCGGGCTCGTGCCGGCGAAGTGCATGGCCAGGCGGAGCATCAGGCTGTGCTCGGCCGGATCCAGTGTGGGCTGACCTGAGAGGCTCGAGATGCGCTTCCAGCCGCGTTCCTCCTCCAGCAGATCCTGGATGCCGTCCCACTGCCCTTCCAGCGCGCGCGCGTATAGGCGCTCCACGCGGTCCACCGGCGCGCCCTCAGGCTCCACGGCGCGCGCCGGCCATGGCCATCGCAGGATGTCCCTCAGTGCCATGCGTCTTTGTCCGTTGCGGCGTACCAGCCGCGTTCC